TTGTTGGGGACGGAACAAACCCTGTGACTGCGAGGTGACATGCCTTTAATACGTATACCTTTTAAAGGTGGTTTTAATAAACAAATAACACAAAGTGAAGCAGCAAACCAATGGACAGATGGTGATTTTGTTCGTTTTCGTTATGGTGAACCTGAAAAAATTGGTGGCTGGCAACAAGCAGTATCAACAACTTTACCTGGAGTGGCAAGAGCATCACACATTTGGACTGATAAAGATGGCACAGAATACATAGCTATAGGCACAAGTAAAGGTTTGTTTTTATTTTATGGTGGTGGAATTTATGATATTAGTCCACTTGAAACTGCAATAACAGGTTTGACTTTTACTTCCACAAATGGCTCTGCAACAGTAACAGTAAACAAAACTTCTCACAACTTAACAGCAGGTGAGTTTGTTGTTTTTTCATCAGTCACCATGCCTGGAAGTGGTACAGGATTTACTGCCGCTAACTTTACAGACAATCCTTTTCAGATTATTACAGCAGCGGCAAACAGTTTTACAATAACAATGCCTTCAAGTGAATCTGGCTCGGGTATGACAGCAGCAGGATCAGGATCAGTACAATCTTATTTTCCTGTGGGTTCAGCAACACAGACACTTGGTTTTGGTTGGGGTACAGGAACTTGGAATGGTTCCACTGCTTGGGGTTCAGCAACTTCAGCTTCAGCTACAAGTTTAGAACCAGGTAATTGGTCATTAGATAATTATGGCACAATACTTATAGCAACAATTAAAAATGGTGGCACCTTTGAATGGAATCCAACTGATGGTGTGACTACAAGAGCAACTGCTGTTACCACAAATCCTACAGCAAGTGTGATGACAATTGTATCAGATACAGATAGACATCTAATTCATTTAGGCACAGAAACAACTATTGGTTCTATTAATACACAAGATAAAATGTTTATACGTTTTTCAGATCAAGAAGATAGAACAGATTATGTGCCTGTATCTACAAACACAGCAGGAACTTTTCAATTAGACAGTGGGTCAAAAATAGTTAGTGCAGCACGAGGTAAAGACTATATATTTATTGTGACAGACACCTCTGCTTATATTATGCAATTTGTTGGTCCTCCATTTACGTTTTCAATAAGACAAGTTGGTTCAAACTGTGGAGCCATGTCACAACACTCATTAGTGCATGTGGATGGTATTATGTATTGGATGGGTAAGTCTGGTGGTTTTTATGCTTACGATGGTGGTTCAGTAAAAAAAATCACTTGTTCTGTTGAAGATTTTGTATTTACTACTCAAACGTCAGATGATTTAGGATTTAACTTTGGTCAAAGTGAACAAGTCTTTGCAGGTTATAATACTTTGTTTACAGAAATAAATTGGTTTTACTGTAAAGATGGATCAACACAAATAGATCGATGTGTAACATTAAATTATAGAGAAGCTTTGTGGACAACAAGTTCTTTGGCTCGAACTGCCTATAGTGATAAGTATGTATTAGATAATCCATATGCAACAGAATACAATGCAACAGGTTTACCCTCTGTATCTATCAATGGTATTACGAATGAGTTTGGCGCAGCTATATTATACAAACATGAAACAGGCAACAATCAACTAGATGTCCTAGGTAATAAAACTGCGATAAATGCTTTTATTGAGTCAGGTGATTTTGAAATGACTATGGAAGGAACAGCCGGTGAATTTTTTACTAAAATAAGAAGATTTATACCTGATTTTGGCAAGCTTGATGGTAACGCACGTGTCACCATAAATTTAAAAGATTTTCCATCAGAAACAGAAGCATCTTCACCGCTCGGACCATTTACAGTTACGTCAAGCACAAAAAAAGTTGACACAAGGGCTAGGGGTAGGTTAGCATCACTAAAAATAGAAAACACATCAACTGATGAATCTTGGAGATTTGGAGCATTTAGAGCTGATGTGCAACCAGATGGTAGAAGATGACAAAAAAAGATCCAAAAGTGGGTACAGGTAAAAAGCCAAAAGGTAGTGGCAGACGTTTGTATACAGATGAAAACCCCAAGGATACTGTAAGTATAAAGTTTGCAACACCGACTGATGCTAGAAAAACAGTGGCAAAAGTAAAAAAAATTAACAAACCTTATGCACGTAAAATACAAATTTTGACTGTAATGGAGCAACGGGCAAAAGTCATGGGCAAAAGTCAAGTTGTAAGCATAGCTAAAAAAGCAAAAGAATCTTTAAAGAAAGCGAGAAAAGTTGGCTAAAATAAATATACTTATACCTGAACTAAACGAAGATTATGTGGTGCAAAACCAGAGACAGATAACTTATGGTATTGAAACGTTGGTAAATCAATTGAACTTTGCATATCAGAATGATTTGAAAAATGAACAAGATGCCTTTAACTTTTTTATGAGCTAATGACAATACAATATAAAAATCAAGGGTTTTCACTAACAACTACAGGCACAACAAGTGTACTGACAGCTCCAGCTAATGGTCGTTGTTTAGTTAAACAAATCCAGGCTCACAATGGTTCAAGTGGTTCTGCAGTGAATTTAGCGACTCAGGTTACAGACACAAGTGCATCTGCAACATTTAGAATAGACAATGCTGCAATTGCAGCGAATACAACACGACAAATTATTTCACAAACACTTGTATTAGAAGAGGGTGATATTTTAAAAATGACAGCTGGCACTGCTGATGAAATACAAGGTATAGTGTCGTATGCGTTACTTGATCGTTCACAGGAAAACGGATAAATTATTTGCATTTTTATATAAATTAGGTAATTTTAGATATGGATATAATACACTGCAAATCTGAAGTAAAAATCACAAACAAAAAAACTGGTAAGGTTTATAAGGATGAAGCTGAAGTCAAAAAAGATATTGAAGACGCCTCAACTGACACAACTGAAAAAGACATACAGCGGGACGTTAACATTATCGTCCCTGAGTTATCACTGGATGGAGAAACAGATTGACACCATTAGGTGGGACTGAATTACAAGAAAACTTTTTAACAAGTTTTGTTGATAAAAAAATACTTGAACAATTCCAGATTTGTACATCCGTTCCAGAAAAAATACCTCTTTCTCAAGATAAAATAAATATACTATGGCAAAAAAATAGTTACGATCAACCTAATATTGTGCCTTGGTTTAAGGAACAATCAAATCATCAAAAATATGATTGGTACGTTTTTAATTCAAGTTGGAACTACGAAAAGTTTAGATATCATTTTAATATACCTACTGATAGATGTCATGTCATAAAAAATGGTGTAACTAATTTTCCACAAAGAAAAATTTTTACAAAAGGAGATAGACTTCGCATGATATTTCACCCAACTCCTTGGAGAGGTCTAAACGTTTTACTTGCCACCATGCAATTACTAGAAAAAGAGAATGTTGAATTAGATGTGTATAGTAGTTGTGAAATATACGGAAAAGAATTTAAAAAAGAAAACGATGATAAGTATCAGGATCTTTACGATCAAGCTAAGACATTAAAAAATGTAAATTATCTTGGGTATAGAAGTAATGATTTTATTTTAAGTAAATTGCCATATTATCACATGTTTGCTTACCCAAGTATTTGGGAAGAAACTTCATGTATATCTTTACTGGAATCGATGGCTGCTGGTTTATATTGCATGACAACTAACTATGGTGCTTTGTTTGAAACAGGAGCAGAGTTCCCTGTTTATATAAACTATGAAACTAATTTAGTAAACTTAGCACATCAATTTGCAGAGGGCATCAAGATTTGTCGGGACACGCTGCACGAGCCAGTCATTCAAGAACATTTGGATGAACAACAAAAATATGTAAAAAGATTTTATTCCTGGGATAAAAAAGCCTTGGAGTGGACTAATTTTCTTACAGGCATATTAGATGCAAAACAATAAACCTATTTGGTTGAAAGAAGAACGTCCTGTCAGTTTGTTTGTAGCGACACCAGTTCATAGTGATGTATCAATGCACTATGCTCAAACTATGTTGGAGTTACAAAAAGAATGCATGAAACGTAATATGAGAATTATGTTTCAGATGATGAAGTCATCTTTAATAACACAAGGTAGAAATCTTTGTGTGAGCTATTTTTTAAATACAGATTTTACGCATATGCTATTTGTTGATTCAGATATAGCTTTTGATCCTGAGGCTATATTTAGGTTAATCGAATTAGATAAAGATATAATATCGATACCTTATCCAATGAAAACGGCACAATGGGATACATTAATGCAAAAAATTAAATCTGGTTTTATTAAGAAAGACGATGATTGTCAACATCACATACATCAATATCCATTACTCATAAAAGACGATAATCAAAACATTAAAATAAA